CAAAGGAGAAATATGCTTTTGCGTTTTCTTATCTCGACCAATACAAGAAGAAATCACTCTATAAGCTGGATAAAGAAGATATCATTGTAGCTAATGGTGTAAAAGTAGTACCAGAATGGAAGGAGATTGCTGAGAAGATTGAAAAAGAAGCCAAGACTACTTTTAGTTGGGGTGGACACAATTCTTTGAATGGTTATGGTAAAGTTCATACTCCGATAACTTCGGTTGTTGATAAAAACCAGACTAATCTCCCTTTAGCAAAACCCAATCCAGCGCTTTCAACCGAATACGACACGCCTTATGGAGTAGGTTATGGTTCTGGCATGTCTTATGGTTTTGAAGAAGATGCAATAGCAATAGTAGAGTCTTTAACAAAAGCAGAAGTGGAAGAAGTAATGGCGATTGGGGAAGAATTCCAATTAGGAACTATTAATTGGTATCATTTTAAGATTGAAATGAACAAAATGGGTCTTGAGCCATGGCATTATTTCAATATTAACCAAATTGACGTTAAAGAACATGGAGAACTTAGTAATGGAAAATAGATTTTTAAGAAATTCTGACTTAATACCTCAGGAAAAATTAGAATCTGTTTCTATAATTGGATTAGGGGGGATTGGTTCCTCCCTTGTCCAGCTTTGTTCACTAATGGGTTTTAATTTCATACATGGATATGACCATGATAAGCTTTCTGAACATAATTTGTCTACAACATCTTACCCAATAAAGTATCTTGGTTTAAGTAAGGCAGAATGTGCACTCCATACGGCTAATGAATATGGTTCGGATGGTGACTTTAAAGAAGAACGCTTTGAAATGGGAAAAGAACTGGAGCCATGTGTAATGATGGGACCAGATAATATGGATACAAGACTTGATGTTTATAGGACTTGGCTTGGGATGAAGAACCGTGAATGGTTGATTGATATGCGTATGGGAGCATTGTCAATGGAAGTGATAACAGTAACGAAAGAGAATGATGATTTCATAGACACATGGAATCCTCCAAGTACTGATATTGCTGAACCTTGCACCGCTAAACATACTATATTTACTGCCTCTTTGGTAGCAAGTTTAGGTATGGGTAAGGTGTTTAAACTGGTTGCAAATCGTCCTTATTTTTCATATATTTGGGCTGGATTATCGCCTCTCTCGGTAGATAAACAAACCTTAGTAATCCCTAAAATTAACAACGAAGGAGATAAAATATGAGCTTACCTGTTCATAAAATCTCCACCGACTGGAAAAGTATGCCTGCTGGGTTGACCTATTATTTTATTGGTCAGCCCAAATCGGGCAAGTCTACTAATTCAGCTTCGTGGAGTGAAAAAGGCTCAGATGGTGTCTTACTTATAGACACTGATTTGGGTGGAGACTTTGTTGATAAGGCTAATGTAGTATTTTGTACATCATTAAACCCCCCTTATCGTAAAGTAATGTTAGATGGCATAGAAGTCAAAGATAAAAAAGGTAACACCAAGTATGAAGTAATCCCCAATATTGAACGTGGATTATATCATCGAAGTGGCGACAAGAAAGGTCAGCCTTGTGAAGCAATTTCATTAATAGAAGTTTTTCTTGAATTGAAGAACAACTGGGATTCTTTGCCATATGATACCATAGTTATTGATACAGTAGACGAAGTTAACAAGTGGATTGAAGATATTGTTACGGACGAACTCGGTATTGATGTTATGGGTCAAGGACAGTGGGGAGCAGATTGGGGTAAGGCTCGTAGAAAACACCTTGATATAATTAAACAATTTCAAAATTTGATTAAGCAGAAAGGTGGGAATCTTATTATTATAAGTCATTCTAAGCAATCTGCTATCAATGATGGAAAGGTGCAGTTATCACCTGACTTACCAAGGGGATTAGGCTATGCACTAACAGCAAAAGCAGATGTTATTGGTTATACAACTGGTACTAAAGATTCAGATGACAAATGGATATCATTTTTGTCTTATGATGAGCGAACTGTTGGAAGTAGGCTTAAACCTCTTGCAAATAAAACCTTACGTTTCAATTACGAAACAATAAAGGAAGAAATACTAAACTACAACACAAAAGAAAAGGAGAAAGTTAATGCCACTGTTTAAACCAGAAGCAACAACAAGTGGGGCAAGTTGGCTTGGCTATCAAGTTTGTGGAATAGATTCATTTGAAGATAAATCTGGTACCTATGATTGGGCACCGATGTATTTAAAAGTGAATCTAAAGTTAGAGAATAGCAAATATCCTCAGGACTTTAAAATCGCAGGTTCTTTTGACAAGAATCCTAATGGCACTATCAAAGATAACACTCTTCTAAGGAAGATATATAATCTTATGGAAGTCTTAGGCGATGAAGCTGGGGTAAATGCAGTGGGTGATTGGGAAATAAATGACAGACCTATACCTGATATCGCTGTATATCTTAATGATAAGTATTCTCCTCAAGCTCCTGAAGAGCCACAGATGAATAACCTTATTTACATCTATGAAAAGTTCAATCAGAGAGAAGGTAAAGCCTTTAATGAATGTGCTGGACGTATTTATCGTAACGATGAAGACGGAAAGACTGAATTGGAAGGCTATGTCAACTTTATGAAAGGAAAAGGTTACATTAAAGAGCATGTTGCTGGAGAAGTTGTTAAAGCACACGACAACACAAATTCAGAACCATGGTCACAATCTAATTTTTAGGTGTGAATTGGGTTGAACTTGCAATAGGAAGTCCTCGGAAACGGGGACTTTTTATTCCGTTAGAGGATTTAAGTTATTACATCCTTGACGAAGGCAAAGATAAAGCAGTTTATCGTAGTATGTATGTTTACGATGACAGTGGTAAAGACTTTGTAAATAAAACTGGAAGTGTTAAAAATTACTTTGGTTCCAGAAGTATTGATGAAGTTGTTATTGATATAGATAAGGGTCAGAACACTGATGCTTATACTCTTAAATGTGCTCAAGCTATCATTTACGAACTAGAACAAGTTGAAGTTCCTTATAATGCTATACAGCCTTATTTTAGTGGAACTGGATATCATATCCATCTAACAAATGAAGTTTTTAATTTTCAAGCTGGAGATGACTTACCATTTATTGTTAAAGAGACAATGAAAGGGTTATTTGGCAAGAAAATTGACTTAAGCGTATATCAAAGAACTGCTATTTATCGTTTAGTACACACTTTAAACCAAAAAAGTGCTCTTTACAAGACTCCTTTTACAGTTAAGGAACTCAACACTTTACAAGCTGGAGAAATTAGAGAAATATCAAAAGAAAGGAGACTTGATTTTGTATTCAATGAACTTTATGCTGAAGGAGAACTTGAGAAATCTATTGTTACAGATATTCCTAAGATTAGAGAAATAAGGGCTGTAACAGAACCTAAAAAGGTAGTTCCATGCGTACAGGAAATGTATGATGATGGACCAGTTGAAGGTACAAGAAACAATACTTTATTAAGAATAGCATCTCATTTTAGAAGGAACGGGATTCCATCAGCCGCTACTAAAGCCGCACTTTTAGAATGGAATAACGGACAATTAGATGAAAATGTCATTCTTGAAAAAGTAGAATCAACTTACAATGCTGGTTACAAATATAGTTGTAAAGACCATATTATGACCGCACATTGCAAACAATACTGTGTATTCTATGATAGAAAAGACTATCTTATAGACCTGTACACATCAGATGACCTACAGAAAATTCTAAAAGAAAGATTAGAAACAGATTTTTCTGGAAGAGTAATTGATTTAGGGAGAGTTCTTGGAGTAAAACAAGAAAGTAAGATTTATCCCGGTGAATTAGTTACTATATTTGGTGCAACAGGTTCCAACAAGACAACTTTCGCACATAATCTCGTATTAGGTTATGATGCCACAGAAGATATCATTCGTAGAGAGTGGCAAATCCCTACATTGTTTCTTTCTTTGGAGTTATCTGGTTGGTATATGCACAGAAGAGCATTACAAATTGTAAGTGGAAAAGACAAGGATTTTGTCACTGCAAACTTTGATATGTTGTATGAGCATTATAAACAAGATTTATCTCATATTATATATCAAACCGTTAGTCCAACTATAGCACAAATTAAAGATTCTATTCGTGACCACCAACCCAGTGCAGTAGTGGTAGATTATATTGATTTAATCGAACCACCAAAGCATATTCGTGGAGAATACGAAACTGTTAGATTTGTAAGCCATAGTTTAAGTAATCTTGCTGTTAATCAGGATATTATTATAATTCAGATTAGTCAGATTAGTAGAGAATATTCTCGGAATCAGATTATGGATTTGTACGCTGGTAAAGGTTCTGGTGCAATAGAAAATGCATCAAGAAAAGTTATTGGTATAACGGGAAAAGCAGATGAGACTACAAAGTCTTTAACATTATTTAAAAACAGTGATGGTGAGTTATTTAGCGATGTAGAGCTGAATTGGACTCCATCATTTAGACTAAGGAGAGCAGATTATGCACCAACGCCTGATAGTCGTGTCACGAGCAGAGCAACATCCGCCTGAATGGCATGAAGATGATGCGGAATTAGATAAACCCAAAGGAATGTTAATAAACGAATGGGTATTTAATTCATTACAACAAGAAAACTTCTGTGGACAAGAAGGAAGGTGGAGTACAGGTCCAGCAGACTGGTTTGTCATTGGTGGCAGATGGTCTGGTGAACTATCACAAAAGGAATTAGGAACAGATTTTAATGGTTTATGTTCTCAATTCAAAGACAAAGACATACCTGAAGGAAAAGTCAATAAAAGTGACTGGGACTTATTTGAAAGTAAGAAGATGATATCTACTTCATTCATTGAATCCCTTAAAACAGAATTAAACCTATTCTGGCAAAGTGACTTAGGTGGTGAAACACCGCATCCTTGGGTAAGAGATACATACGCAAATTTCGGATACCCAGATGACTCTATGGAGTTAACTGAGAATCTATTCAAAAATCTATTCAAGAAAAACCAGTATGCTGGTGAAGAAGATTTTATTGATATAGATTCTTGGGAAGGTATTCAGAAATGGAGTGACTTGGAAAGTGAGATTCATAAGAGCACCGTATGGTTAACCGTAATAGATTATCATTGTTAATATGAGTACAGCTAAAGAACTCTTAGGTGAGTACATTGACGCAGAACTTGAAGTAGAACTTGCTAATTCAGAAGAAGACCCTTCTTTATATGCAGAGAAAACAGATGCAGTTCAAGTAATACGTTCACAGATTAGACAGAAGTTCGATAATATAGACCATTTTATGATTGAGTTATCAAGGAGAGACAACCTTCTCGTAGCAGAGATAGACACTCTCAAAACAGAAATAAAAAGACTCAATAATCGTAAAAATGCATTAAAACGAACAGATGACTATTTCAAAACCAGTTTATTACCAATGATTGTTGAAGAAGTTGGGAATGATAATGGTGTTTTTGAAACTGATACAGCACGCTATAAGTTATATGAAACTTTTGGTCCTGTAATGGTAGACGAAGCAAATTGTCCATCCCAATTCAAGAAAGTAAACATCATTGAATCCATAGATAGAAAAAAGGCTCGTGCCTTTGCTATGGATGCAGTAAAGACAGGAAAGGCTTTACCTCAAGCAATTTCGATTGAGAAGGTAAAGAGAGTTAGGAGAACATAATGGGTCTCCTGATTGACATTTCTTTTGTAGAACATGGTATAGTTTTAACATTTTTTAGATTATTCCGTATTGGTTTTAAATACAATATTGAAAAAAAAGACGATGTTATTACTCTTATATCAGGTTTTTGGAGATGTCAAATTAATCTCAAATTAATACTGAAAGGGACTGCTTATGTATAAACCAGTCAAAAATAAATCTCAAGCAATTATGGTACGAGATGCACTGCTTGCCGGTGCTAAATTAACCCCATTAACAGCCTTAAATTCATTTGGTTGTTTTAGGTTAGCTCCCATCATATGCTTAATGAGAAAAGAAGGATACGACATAGATACAAAAATGGTCTCCCGTGGAAATGGGTTTTCATTTGCGGAGTATTCTTTAATTAAATAATGGCTAAAATTAGTAAATCTACATTTAGGTTAGTTTTAGAACCAGTTCATAGAACATTCTGGATTAAAGCTCATCAACGATTAAGGCGTAAAATTTCTACGCTTAAATCTTCTTTGAAGAGAAGGTCTGAAGAAAGTGGTGTCATTTATGATATTACAACTGAAGAAATCGAAATAATGTTTTTTGATTCATATGGTAAGGAATGTCGGTATTGCGATAAAATTCTAAATATTAGAACTATTGCTTGTGACCACATCGTTCCCCTGAAAAAGAAAGGACCAAGCGTTAAAGACAACTTGCAGTTAATCTGTAAATCTTGTAATACACGCAAAGGTCCTTTGGCTGAGAATGATTTTCAGACAATTCTTGATTGGGTAAAGACTCAACCTGAAGAAGTTGCTAATTATGTTATGCGAAAACTCGCAAAAGGAGGTCGTTATTAATAAACCAAAAGTTCCAAGAGTTAGTATAGAAGACGAAGAACTCTCATTGATTATGCAAGGACTCGATTGTTTATATGAGTCAAGGTATACTAATGGAGATGAATTATCTGCTAAAAAAGTCTTGAACTTCAAACACAAGTTGCTAGACGCATCGAAGGAAGATTGTACCATCATTGATGAAGGGAATCAAGCTTACCAAAGATGTGAAGTCTGCGACGATTAAGAAAGGAGTTGACAAATGTCAACAGCATATCGTATTGACAAAGGAGTGCCTATACCTGAGAAGAATATTCCGGGTAAGGGAAAGACAGGCTCAATCCTCGATTTTCTAAAGGAATTAGAAGTCGGAGATTCAGTATTCCTAAAAACCAGTAAAAATAGGATGCATGTTAAGACAGGAAATTATTTCCGTACAACAACTGTAGCCTCTTACATTCATAGAGTGTCTTCACTGGTAGGGATGAAATGGACTTACAGAACTCGCTCGGAGAACAATACTCTTGGTATTCGAGTGTGGCGTATATCCTAATAGGTTAAATAAAAACAATATGTTTTCTATGAAAAAGGAAGACTGACATTGAAAGTGTTTAACTTGGTTTGGCGACCTATTTAGGGTAGCCGTTTTAAAGGGGGTTGATTTGCTATACGAGATATGGTGATTAGCCCCCTTTGAATTAATTTTAAAATAAGGAGATAATCAAATGATAATGTTTGATATTGCAGAATGGATAGCAAACCTATTAGTATTAGGTATCGCTGTCGTAATGTGGGCTATTGGTATATTCATTGTAGCTATGTTAATGTCAATGGCTAAACAATGGATTGATAACCTAAGAGAAGGAGTAAAACAATGAGATATTACTGGGAAGCACTATTTAGTACAGAATATTTCCCATATTGGGAATTTTCAATGGTAATGATGTTAGCTATGTTAATTAGCATTATATGGAGACTTCATCGTATTGAAAACAAGATAGACATACAAAATGAACTATCTCATATCATAATAGATGAAGTAGAGTGAAAGTTATTCTTTCAGGTCCTATAGGTGGAGACACCGCAGAAGGATATGAATGTAATGAATGTGGGTCAGAAAATGTCATTTACGAAGAATATCAAGGAGAGTCAATAAATGAATCTCTACTTGGTATACGATGTGAAGACTGCGAAGATTATGAAGACCCCCATTTATTTGAATTACGACACGAAGAAGAATGGAATCCCGAATTTAAAAAAGGAGAATAATATGGGACGAGTAAAATCATACTTTGCAGATGTATTTGGAAACATGAACCTTTCACAAAGAGAATATCCTAATAGAAGGAATAATTACTTCTTGGATGCGGATTACAGAAGGGGGTTCCATCAAGGTTATTCACAAGCCATTGATGACCAAGCACATGGGAAGAACGTGTTAAAGTTTTTTAATAAAAAATTAACGCCGTGGAGATTTGGTAAAAAGCCATTTAAACCCGTTTCGGAAATGGATTTTCCACCTTTCAATGCTAAGTAATAGTAAACGTACAGCACTAAAATATTGTGCTAACTGGAACAAAGAGAAATGTTTAGGTGTTTTATTTTCCATCAAGCGTAAAAGGAAGAGTGGACATATATACCCTGTAAACATGAACCTTGATGAAAAAAAGAGTGGAAAAGACTGCAATCCTGATAACTGTTCTTATTTTAAAAACTGTGTAATAGCAGGAATTCCAGAGATTTAAAGTTTTAGGGGGTATCACAATTTATTCACTCCGTAATGGTGTACAGCAATATACCTTATAAATGTGGTGCCCCTTTAACATTTAAAGTAATAGCCCTATATAGTTTAAAATCTAAGGGTTTTTTTCTTTACAGCCCCTAACCATGCGCAAAATATAGCATAGGGATTAATCTCATATTGCGATATTTTTCGGAACGAAGATTCTCGGAAGTGTGTGTATTTCTTGTTTTCTAATTCTGATTTACACAGTGTAGTATAACACAATGTAGCATAGCGTTGCGTTACGCAATGTAGCATAATTCGCACATTCTCTAAAATTTACTAAAAAATGAAATCGGGATTTAAGAATATTTATCTACTCAAATGAATAATCTGGGAACAAAAAAAAGTTGAATTTAAAAAATTCCACCTTTCTTCATAGTTTTAACAATAGCATCCGCATCGTTACCGCCCATTGAATCAAGTAATCTCTGGGCATCCTTTATAATTTCAGTTCTTGCCCTACTGGGTCTAGAACGGTCTTTCGTTGAGTGTAAAGTTCGTTTTATTATATCATCATGGAACTTTTCTACATTATATCTGTTTAAAGGGTTTACCTTTGCACCGGGAGCCGCAAGGTCAAGTAAAGGAGCCGCTACATAATCTATACTTTCTTTTTCATACGCTTTTTTAGGAGATACCCTGACATCAAAGGTGTTCCTATGCATGCTAAAGCCTGAATATAAAGGGTCTCCAGTCTTTGTGGCTAGTTTCCTTTTATAATATTTTAAGGGCTCTTCCGCATGACTTAAATCAAAGGCTCTTACCCCTCCCTTTGTCATAAAAGCTCGTAAATAGGACTGATTTGCCCCAGCAAAGTCCCTTAGTTGGTCAATAGCTTCACCAGCAGTACCAGCAGTAACTGACATTGATGGATGAGTTGACTTACTACCAACAACCTTTGGTAAGTCCAAGTCTATCATGGGTGTATTACCAAAAGACGTTATGTTTAATTTATTACCAAGCCCTGATTTAGCATGAATATCAAAGTTGAACACATTATCCGCTACTTGTTTTCTATTGAATCCACGAGTCGGCAATGGTTTTTTCTTTCTCATCCACCTAAACAAAATAGATGTTTCTGAAGGTGTGATGTTTCCTCGATTAAGTTCAGACATAATAGAAGTCACGCTATTGATATCTATATTTGGCTCCCGAGATAGTAACTTCCTGTATATCTTTAAAGCCTTAGAGTATAAAACATTCTTCATTAGTCAGAAGGTTCTTTATCTCTTTCGAATGGCTGATAAATTAAATCTAATATTCCTCTAGGGTATCTACCTTCTTTTTCACGGTATGCTCCGAACTCTCTAGCCGCTTGCATGTAAGGGAAACCAGTAAGTTTTTCTACTCCTCTATAAGGATTCTCATATAAACCACCGGGACCAACCAAGTCTCTCGCCACTCTTCCAAAAGGGAAGTAACTTGGAATAGTATAACCTGCTAGTTTAGAGTAATCATCCTCAATCATAGCTTTAAACATCTCTGGTAATAAACGTAAGACAGGCGGTGTAATAATTTGAACAGGACCGAGTGGGTGACCAAAGAAAGCCCTCTCTCTTTCTCTTTCATCACCATACAATGAGTCAGCTGTGTCTTGTATCCAATTCCAAGGAGCTGGTAGTGCGTTATCAAAGATAGAGTACAAGAATATATTAGCCATACCAAGCATGAATAAGTCAGCAGTAGCCATACGTTTATACCTCTCGAACTCAACAGAACCTTTTTGCCATCCACGAGCATCAGCTTCTTCTATAATTTCTCTTCTAAATCTGACAGAGTTCCAAGCCCAAGTCTGAAACCTAGTGAACACCTTACCAGCGGAACTTGCTGAAAAAGGCGGTCTAAATGGTGCACTATATAAGAATTGTGTACCTTTCACACCCTTCTTAGCCATCTGTATAAGTATAGGGTTGTCAAACTTTTGGAAAGCACCACCAAATTTCTCTCTAGCCTGTAGATAGTGAGCTAAAAAAGCGTCACGCCGTAGTGTACGTTCAGGTCTTCTCATGAACCAAGCCGCTTTAGAAAATACAGACTCAGTTATTCCATGCTTACTAGCAAGGGATGTTAAGGTTGTATCAGCCATTTCAGGGTCTTTACTCAACCTAGCCATAGCATCATCCATAAAGTTCTTCCACTTACCAGTCTTAAACTTTGGATTAATCCCTGCTTCATAAAGTAAGAACTCCTCTACTACACCAAGCTTGATGACCCAATCCTCCCAGTCCTGTTTCTTTGTAAACTTTGAGTTAACATTCTTCATAAGATACTCTACATCACGAGCATTTTTAAAGTGTTGCCAACCAGTTGATATTAATGTGTTTACCGTACCACCAAACAAGTTTGTAACGGATGATTTAGGGTGAGCTAGTAGAGCCGCTAATTCTAATTTAGCCTCTAAAGCACTGAATCTTTGTAGGTCAGCAAAGTCAAATTTCTCTGCCATCTCTGGATATTCTGCCGCAACCTCTGGAAACTTTTCTTTTATAATATTCTTATCTAGTCCCAGTTTTTTTGCTATTTTATTTAATCTTTTCTTAACTTCACTGTCAGCGAACCAAGCATAAGGAGTCCCTTTAATTTTCATGCCGGGGTCATTAAGGACATGCTCAGGTATCTGTGAAGGTAAGCCCATAGATTGAGTGATATATAGATTGAAAAAGTTTTCCCATCTATTAATTAATTGCTGGTCTTCCTTCTTAACTTGTTTTGTATCTGGATGTTCAAACCTTTCAGCCATCCGTTCTTTCCATCTTATCATAGAAGTACGAGACATCAACTGACTTATTAATTGATAGTGTACATCCGTAAGGTTCTTCATGTACTGAACGTATGCTTCAAACTCAATATTCCAACCGGGTATATGAGAGTTTCTAGAGTACTGATTACCTGCACGTTTATGTGTCTTGAACCAATTCATATGTTCTCTAGGAATTCTATTCTTTTTCTTCTCTCCTATCCTCTGTAGTCCTTCATTCAATGCTTGCCATTGGTCTGATACATCAGTCTGTGGAATCCAATCACCAGTCATTTGTCTAGTGTGGAAGATTATTCTATCCATCTCCCTGTTCTTATCCTTAATATCTTTACTAGGGTCAGCCCATATGACTTCAAGAGCTTTCTCCATTTGTGCTTCAGCTATTTTCCTATCAAACATCAAGTGTGGAAAGTATATCCTTGATGGGTATGAGCCAGTAGTATGTACTGACATAGAGTTAGCTATTTGTTCCCTATCCTTAGGGTCTCTAACCTGTGCTAACATAATCTCTCTTGATAATATGCGAAGACCATCTATTCCTAAATTCTGATGAAATACTTCACCCTTATCATTAGCTTCAAGAATATCTTTGAATAGTCTATTCATCATTCTTTTTCTAGAGTTTTGGACATCTTCCTTACCCTCAGCAAATTTTAACTGATGACGATAATCAAGTACAGCCGCTAGACCACGAATATTAGCTATATACTTCTCTTGTTTATATTGATTGTATAATTTTTGATACTCACCCTGTGCTTTCTTTATCTCTGCTTCAGATTTTCCACCTTCAGATTTAACACCCCACCAGAATGTCTTCTTAAATACATCAGAAAGGTATTTAGATTCATTAGGGTCTTCAACTCTAAAGTTTGGCAGATTTTCTTTATCGTTTATAAAATTCTCAGGGTTTTTCCATAGCGATTTAGACTTAGAGTCTGAATGATAACTTCTCCCTATCATATTAAGGTAACTGTCAATTACTTCTACGTCACCACGGATAAGCTTATGATTTTTCTTATTCCATATTTCTATAGTATCTGTAATTTTCTCAACAACATCAAGCCCAGTCATCGTCTTGGAGCCGTTTGCTGTAATTACTTGGAATGTTTCTTTCTGTAGATTTTCCCAATCGTGTTTCTTTTGTATGTCTCTCCAAGGTTTCTCATATGTTTCTTTTAAAAGAGCCCAAGTAGCATCATTCTGATATTTTTCTCTGAGATGCCATGTCATTCCTTGCTCCATTCTCCTAACAGCTATTCTCCATAGTGTAGGTCCTTGTTCAATAGACTCTAAGTAAGGAGAAAGCTCCGAACTAATTTCATTCTTTCGTTGCTCGTGTACACCAGTAGCCCATTCTTTATTCATGTTTATGAACTGTTGTAAAATCTCACCTATCTGTGTTGGCTGAGCAGTATCACCAGTTAATACATTGCCATGCTTATCTTTATAGATACCACGCTTAGCGACTAGGATGATTTCTTTTCTCATCAAGTCTTTGTTAGTAGCTTCAGGAAAAATGTGATGATGAAACGGGGTCATAGATGGTAGGAATTGATTGTCATCTACATACTTCAAAGTTTTTCTCCACCACTGACCACCATCAATCTCTGATAGTATGTTATCCATAGTACGCCAGTCAGCTAAGTTCATGTCATTAATGTTTTTATTAAACATCGTTCTAACAAGCTTGTTCATGCCACGACCAGTCATATTGTTAAACTTGTTACGGAAATGTTCTTGTAAGGAAAGAACTATCTCCATAGCCTCACCCTTTAATTTAAATTTTGGACCCTTCAAAGCTTTAGACGAAAGAATACCTTTAAAAGGATGCGCCTCTTCTAAGTATGTCTGGGTTTCTACATCAAATGTGGCTTCTTCAAGAGCAGTACCCTTGATAACATTGCCTTCTTTGTCGAGAATACTCCTTGGTTCTTCTTTTGAAAGCTCAGCTTCACCCTTTAGAGCGTCTTTCTTTATATCATTAGTCTCTTTCTTACTGAAAAAGTTAGTAGAACTATCAAATAACTTCTCATATTCTTTCCAGAAGGCTCTTTTCATGCCCTTAGAGACCGAACTAGAAACGAACCCTAGGTTAGATGTGGCTGTTTTAGCCCCTTTTTGCCTTAAAATCTCCAAAGCTTCTAATACTTGGGGTGGAAATTTTTCTTCATTAACGTATGTTTGTTTAGCATGTTCAGTAGCTTTATTTATCTCGGTTTGAGTACCCTTTTTTAATGTTCCTAAAAGAAACGCATCAAACAATCTTTTCTCAGGGTCAGTCATATTTAATTTCAGAGTACTAATTTTAGCATCTATCTGGAACTGGTCTAACATAGCAGAATCTTTTTGTTCTACCTCCCTTTCTAAGCCCATTAACTTAAAAAACTCACGCTGACTAGCTGTTAATTCAAACTCATTACCCTGTAAACCTGACTCATTCTTTCTATCTATGCCCTTAAAATAAGATTGAGACTTTATATCTTCACTCATATGATGAAGACCTAATATAATTTTTTCTTTAGAAATCTTCTCACCCTTAGCATTGTTCCTTGCCATAATAGGCTCCATGAATTTCCTAATAAATCTCATAGACACCATGTCACTAAGGTCATTGACAACAAAGTCTTCAGCCTTATGTACCATGTCTCTAAGAATTCTTTCACGTTGTCTTAAATTCCTAGGATTATAACCTTTTCTCTCTGTGTACTGGGGGAAAGCATCAAATAATTTTTCATTTTGCTTAGTATCTAAGAGATAAGACTTCAATACTTTCTCATCATGTAGTTTTCTTGTGAGTACAAATTCTAGTAAAGGATTAAACTTCTCTTTCTCATTGTTCCATACGCTCCTACCAGTTCTTTGGAGAATGTCCTGTAACTCTCTATTGTTTTCCCACTCCTTATGAAAGTTCTTATAAAGCTCTCTAAGTTTTGTTTCATTCACACGAAAGAAAATCCCTTCTGTCCAATCAAGATTATGAAATAACTTAGCTAAGTTTTTATAGAGTCCACCCTGTTTCTCTCCTTGGTGTAATGAATCCCATGAACTTGACAGCCCACTATGAATCTCACCCGGTGTCCATCTTCTTTCTTCTGCCCAGTTCCTACCATATAATACTTGATTAATTTTAGAGAAATGTTGATTCAACCCTGCACGTTTAGTAGAATGGTCTCCCATCCACTCCCTTGACTTAGGGTCGTTTGATAATTCGAAATGTCTATTGGGGTCAGTGACATCTTTGTATTTAAAAGCACTATCAGCCATCAAGCTAAAGAAAGAATTCATATCTTTCAACCCAGCTTCATCCATAGGGTCAGCTGGAAGGTGAATAGAAACTTTCCCCATTTCTCTCTGACGCTTAATATCTTTAGGGTCAGACCTAGCTGTCATTAATATTTTTCTCTTTTCCCCATTAAAACTTTCATAAGTATAGCTATAACTTTGATTTGGTCTGCTCATTAATTCAGAGAAAGCCGCACTTATAACAGCTTTATTAACAACAGCTGGTCCTAACATATTACGACCTTGAGCCGCACCCAATGATGCTGTCATCCTAGCCATAGGAGACCACCTTAGTCCGGGGTTTTCTATTCTATCCTTTGCTAATGGGTCTCTGTCATCTAAAAATTCCTCATAGTATGGTTTACCAGTTACTGGGTCAATTAATTTCTTAGCACTAGTGCCTACTTCTCCATACTCTAGTTCTTGGTCTTTATACATATTCTTCCAAGACTTTTTCATACCTTCACCAGCACCACTCTCGCTTTTACCACCGAAAAATCCCCAAGCCTTGTCACCATCAAGGTCTGCTCCACCCAATGCTCTCATTACCCTTGGATGTAATAAGACCCCTAACCCATCTACACCAGTGAACCCAGCAAAGTTCAATACTCTCGCTCCTGACATTGAGTCCATAGGAACTCTCATTAAAACAGCTTCAAGCACATCTTCCATTTCAGCTTTGAGCTTGGGAAATTTATCGAACTTACCGTCCACATAACTCTCCCAAGCTTCACCTAACTTCATCTCACCCAGTCTTCCCGAGACCTTGCCACCAAAAACGTGGCTTTTTAATGGTAATTCTTTAAAACCATTATCAAGGAAGAACAATTTGTCCCCCCCTGTTTCATTTAACTTAGCAGTAGGACCATACTTTCCTCTCTGTTCCCACATCCAAGGGGTATAAGGTCGCATCCTTGATATAAAAGAGTTCTTTATCGTAGGTCTAGTTACTTGATTAAGAAGATAATTCCTTATAACATTTGAACGATAATGTTTTACCGACTTATGCATACTAGCCGCAAGAGATTTGTCACTTGATAAATTCATAATTGTATCATGTGCTGACCTATACTCTTGTCTGGTATCATTCTGCATTTCAAATGTAGCTTTTTCAATCTCGCCTTCAGAAAACTCTGCATTAGCTACTTCTTGTTCTTTAGATAGCATTTTCCTATACGCTTCTACAGCAAACTCTGATGTCTTAGGATTCTTTAACATTTTCAATACAGTAGGTATGCCTATTTCATCAAGGTTTCTTATAAGAGATTCCTTTGCTTCTTTCGATGGGTTAGCTAAGTAAGCTTCTGCTTCTTCGTTTATAACCCTATTCCCAAAGAATCTCTCCCTTGATGTAGTATTAAAAAAATCATCTATAATCTCAGGCTTAACAGGATTGAATGAGAATTCTGTAAGGAGACTCTGCATCTGCTTAGGTATCTTTTGTGGGTGAAGAAAGTGATTATCAGTCTTTTCGGTAATGACTGTCTTAATGTCAGCCATATTTATCCTATGTACAGAGTCTTTCCAGCCATCACTAAACTCATACCCTTTTCCATGTGGTTTATAATAAACGTCACTGCTCTTTCTTGTGCCTCTCTGCTTTAAACCACTCTTGTAGGCTATAATATGTACCTTCTCTTTACGCATCCACTTTGCCATCTCTGGGTCTGCTTCATGTATCATGTACTTACCCAGCATTGCACCTTTGCGCTTGTTGGGGGAAACAATAAAACTTTTGTTACTATGTCCTTCGTTGGGTAGCCCCATATCAATATTTGTTGCAAGCATATATTCGGAAGTCATAAACAAAGCACCATCAGTGCCTTCTTCTAAATTCTTAGCCATGACGCCTACTTCATCAGCCATCTTTCTGTCATTTATTATAAGAACTTTAGCTTTACCTTCTGCTGTTGTTTTATCATCCCATCCTGCGGCTTGTAGAGCAGGGATAATCATATCTTTATTTTGGGATACACCAGTATTCAACCAGATTTGTGCTCTCTTATTGAAAGCTTTAGCAGTATCAATAAAGTCATTTTTACTATCGCCTATCGTAGCATAGAACTTTTTAATCTCGCTAGGTCTTATGCCCTTCTTCATCTCAAAGCCATTCATATCTAACTCATACATTATATTGGATAGAAATGCCGAAGCAAACATTTCATTTCCTCTTTTCTTAAACTCTCCAGTCTTTCCTTTATTAACAGTCGTTTGAAAAAGAGCCCACTCTGAATTAAATATATCTTTAAGTTTTACATTCCTTGTCTTACCACTTTCAGTCACTTCTATATTGCCAATCTTAGCAGACACTTTATTTATTTCATTAGTTAGAGATTTCAATCTGCCTTCACTAATAGTGCGAATATTAGCAACGGTTGGATGAACCTTTACAAAGTATAATCTCTCCGCATCTCCTCTTCCACCAAAGTAATACATTTGATTAGGAGCACCGCCTTTTGATTCTTTCCTATTCCACTGTGCGTCCATTACTCCATAGAGAAAGTTATTAAATGCTTTTTCAGCTTTAGCAGTAGCATCTGTATATTGAAATTCAGTTCCTGTTTGCTCGTCTACTTCGCCAACTCTTCTCATCTGCTCACCAAAGAAATGTTGTTTTAACCTTAGTAGACTCATGTCTTTAGTCTTGCCAGTATATGAATCTTGGACTACAGCATGGTCAAGAAATTGGTGTATAGCACCACCCCTTAGTTCAGCAGGGTCATAGCCTTCCCTTGTATATGCTCTCCCATAAGCGTCTTCCATAGACAGAGGTTCTTGCTTAACATATTTCATATTTCCAGCAAGGTTCATTGGTCTCTCTGGATTTAACTGATAAACATTAAGGGCTCCATTGAAATCTATACTAGCAGATATTACGGGCTGATTAGATAACTGAAGAGATTGAATCTCCCTATTTCTCCAAAAGTTCCAATCAGCTTCTGTAGGAGCAACGCCTAGATTCTCTGCTAAATGCTCCAACATTTTATTAGTAGCCCCAGCAGGAGAGACATCTTTGAAATCATTATCAGCTATCTCTACTCTTTGTTTCTTTAAAATTTCTAGCCATGTTTTCTGTAGACCCATAGCATCTTCAAGAACTGCATCTTGTTGCTCTCTAGGTTTCATCTCGGTATATTTATAACCTAAAGTATTCTGTATATAATTAACCAACTTCTGTTGAACTGACATATAGGAAGACGAGTCAGTAGATACTTCCATATCAAGGTCTTCTTGTGAACCTCTCTGTGACTTCCGTAACTCACCATTGTCAGTTATAGGCTTATCTAAGAATGGTTCTATATCTTTAAGGGTTCCACCACGCTCAATATACTCCTTAGCGATTTTCTCTGCTTCTTCAATATTGAATCCAAACTTATTCATCAATTCATAAGACATGATATTACCCGTAATTGGAGTAGCACCTCCAGCCGCAGATACTTCACCCCATATCTTCTCAGCCATTTCAATAGTATTTTTCTTAGTGGTGGAGTCCATTTCACCAAATTCAGGCATCAATTCTATAGGTTGTCCAGCCTTGCCTTCCTTAAAAGCCTTACCTATAAGTTTCTGTGCATCTCTTTTATGGTAGGGCATTTCCTTTAAACCGAAATAGGCACCGAGGAGATATTCGTATACCTGTTCAGGAGTTGTAGCTCCTCTCATAGTAGCTGGCAAGCCTGTATAGGCACTAGATGCTACCATTCTTATGGATGCGTCAGCCGCTTTACTTCCCGTCTGGACAACATTACCTATCCCTCTGAAAACAAAACCTGTTTCCGCACCACCTATGAACGACCTCATCATTTCGTCTATACCATACTGCCACGAACTTATAGAACTAGCTACACCAAGATGAAATGCCCCACCAATTAAATCTTTTACTAATCCTTGATTTAAAAATCCAGCCGCATCAGCTGTTGCCGCACCTCTCATAGCCATAGCTTGAGCGAAAGCTTTATTAGCTATCGGGGCTACCTTGTCCTGTACTAACTTAGCACCAAGCATAGGCACAGATTGTCCTTTAACTTTTGCCAATGCCATTGACATAGTTCTTAGTTTAGATGCTTTAGGAAGAGTTGCTAATATTTTCTTAGGTATGGAGGGGATGAAACCAACAAATCCAGCAAGATGCCCTATACTACGAGCTATCCCCTCCCATTCATCTCTCGGTTCTTCGCCTACATTAAAGGTCGTAAAGCCAGACCAAAATCCGGCTCCAGCCTGTTGAAGAATACCAGAAACTCTACCGTGTTGGTCGGCATCACTTCTGGCGAAGGGAAGTTTATAATGCTGAGCATGAAGCTCGAGTGTCTTTAATTTGTCTTCGGAAAATGGCTTTGGGTCATTTTTATAATGCTGAATCAGCCCCTTTATTGTACCTTCATCAACGAATGGTTTAAAGTGTTCCCCTTCTATTTCTTCAGGATAGTAACTGCCAGTTGACATTAAAAATCTTCCCTACCAGAGCTTGCAGAAACAGCATCGTATGTGGAGATACCTCCAACTACTCCCAACCCAATGAGATTCATTACATCTCCAATCATTCCGGGCTGGTCTCTACTCGTGTCAGCCATAAGTTTTAAAAGGTCTTTCCTCTGTGTGGGGTCTTTCCATAATGTTTCTAAAGTCTTAGCAGGCTTACCTCCTAATCCAGATTTTTTTATAATTTCTTGTATCCCCTTACCCTGTGACATACCTTCCTTAAGAGCATTTATTAAGCCTTTGCCCTGTGCTATTGAAACTTGTCCTGCGGCTCCACCATCAAACATACTCATCTGAGCTATCTTAGTTGGGTCAAACTCTTTTCCAGCACCCTTGGCAGTCACTCCACCTACCTTATCAATTATTGCCTGTACCTTACTCGTTGCTATATCAGGAACCTTTGTTCCTTGCATTGCTATATCTACAGATACATCATCCCCTACCTTGCCCATTCTCTTTAGAGACTCTTTAGCTTGGATGATTACATCATCTCCGTATTTAGCAGATGCCGCAACTACATCATCGACAGAGCCCGTCTTAGCAATTTGAACAAGTCTCCCTGCTACATCGTCTCCATATTGTTTAGTAGCTTCCTTAACAAATTTACCAGTTAAAGGGTAACCAAATCGTTTTGTAAGCTGTGAAAAACTTGTAACTGCGGATGGTCCCCACTTAGTGAGTATACCCGGCAAGGTCATGTTACTAGCTACCCAATTTACAGCCTTATTTCCGCCTACTTTTTTAGCCGCATCTATTGCACCTTTCATAGCAACTGCACCAGATGGATTTGCACCAAGCCTAGCGGCTATGTAGCTACCAGCCCTTGACAATCCATGCATTCCACCTCTCATAAGTCCCATAGCCCCTAAAGAACCTACTACTGAGCCTATGACTCCTGTAATTTGACCTGCCATACGAGCAGTCTCTGTGCGCCTACTTGAGTATAAAGAATCAGGTATCAAGTCAAGGACTATACCATCTATTGCGCCCATGATTGATGCCCCTACGTTCTCTAGAGCAGTAGCCTTATCATTAGGATTGGACGGAACTCTGATTCCATGCTGAGACGCCATAATTTGCAATTCATCCCAAGCTTCATTACTAAAAGACGCAGGGTCATTGTAGTACATTTCTACAGCTTTATAAAATCTTGTTGCACCCTTCATCCCTTCACTTTGCAACATAGCCTGTTGGAGTCTTTGTGTCTCCCCACCTAATCCGGCTCTTTGTAATACTTGGTCTGCGTATCCCATTTTATTTCTCCAACTTTTGCATCATACTCTGAGCTTGCATCATGGGGTTACTCACTCCATAAGCATTTATGTATTTCATGATAGTCTCATATTTGTCATCAGCATCATCGTCCCAGTCTGTAAAGTCATCCGTTTTATACCTTTCCTCTATCTGGTCTAAGCCTTGCTGATACAACTGGTCTTTTTGTTCTTGAAACTTTCTATATCTCTGGAGATGTTCAACATTCATTGCGGATGCTTCTGCCCCAGCTTCTAATTCCTGAATCATTCCCTTCCCAACTTTATCCTGCTGGTCTATATCAAAGTTTCTAAGAGCTCCATCTGTTATCTTAGCTTTTATATCAGCATCACCATACTTAGCCTGCTGGTCTCTTATTCCAGTCTGTATCGCCTGCTCCTTTAGCTCGTTTTTTTCTCTCCACATACTAGGGTCATAGTATTTCCCAACATTATCCCCTCTCCCTTGTATCTCATTCTTCTGAGCCATATCTTCTAGACTAAGTTTGTGTGACTTTCTACTATAGAATAAGTCTTCCTGAGCTTGAGAGTTCTCAAGATTCTTTCTTGCCTCTAATAATGGATTAAAAGTTTTAGCATGACGAAGTTTTTCTTGTTGCTGACTCTCTGTGATAGGATTCAGCTTCATCGAATGCCTAAGATTTTCAGCCTCCTGTCCTTCCCTAGTGGGATTGATTGCTGTAATATGTCTTAAATCTTCTTGTGCCCTCGCTTCCGTAATGGGATTGATTGCCTCTTCATGACGAAGAGCTTCAACTTCCCTACCATACTTAGGCTTAAACATGTCCCTAGTTCTTTGTTCTTCATAGGCTTGAAATTGATTCTGTATAGCCGCCTGCTTTTCTGTGGACCTCCTATTTGCCCCTGACTCAAGGATACCAAATAAAGGGTGATTTGTTGGTGTAGCCATTACTTTATTCCTCCTACTCCTGCGGTTCCTGTTACTGGAGGTGGTGTCCATTGATATGGTCTAGCTCCTGCTTGCCACATATTCTGAGGACCACCTTGTGTTGGGCTACCACCACCCAGAGCATTCATCCCAAAGCCTAGCATTCCCCCCATACCGGGCATAACTGCATTTAGTGCCATACCACCTATACCTTGTATCATTCCAGCCGTATTGGACGCATTCTGTTGCATCTGAGACGTTGCGGCTTGGTTAGCTTGGTTCTGATAACCTGAACGGGTATCATACTGTTGATTACCCATCTGATGATAATTCTGACCTATACCTTGGTTCTGTTGAAAACCTTGCATAAAATTCTGTTGTCCTTGATTCTGCATGCGATTTGCGTTAGCCATACCAGCCGCATTTTGCATCGCATTTGGTACGCCATACCCACCCATAGCCATATTTCTTTGTGACATCATATTTTGTTGAGCTCCTGCATCCATTGACATTTTCAATAGATTATTTTTCATAGCCTGATTTCTGTCACTATCTATATCTAGGAATTCATCACCCATACTTGTGTACTTATCACCCCTTTTTGTATAAGCATCAAGCCCCATTCCCTGAAGCTGTGAATTTCTTACTGTATCAGGTTCAACATTCCCTGTTAGCATATCCCAAAAACTACCCATAATTTACTCCTATTTATCTTTTTTCTTAATTAATCGCCAACCATTAAAGACTTCACTCTCGGGTATCTGTGACCCAGCTACGCCGACTCTTACTATCTTTATATAATCATTACTTAGCACTGTACCACTATTAGTCCAAAGATAATGCTTGCCCTCTGGATACTCATTTAAAGACTCTAACCATCCGTCTGGACCCTTAATATAAATATTATACTTATTAGGACCTTTCTTCCTGACTCTAACAGTACCCGGTAGAGCACTCTCATCCATAGATTTTATGGCACTTCCACCTTTAGTCTCATTAACATGGTCAACTAACTTATTTAATATTTCGTAGATATCACTTAAAGCTCGTGTTAATGGAGACTCTTCTTCCAGTCTTGGTGGAATTAATTTTGAAATGAAATCTTTTTGTTCTCTACCCATTACTTAGGCATCCCTTGTCTTCTAAATATTGTGCCCACTGAATCAACTACAGCTCCAACTGCACCTATTAATTTAAAAGTTAAATTTGTTGCTTTTCTGTTGGGGTCATTATTACCACCTACTATGAATTTCTCTTTCAAAGGGTTGTGAGTATCTGCTGAAGTTAAAATTGCTAAAGAACTTTGAGCATTATTATCAAATTGGTATATCCTGCTGACAGTACCTTCTTTTATGTTTACCCTTAATTTATAGAAGACTTTCTTTAGAGTTGGTGTATCGCAAGTGATAGACTTTGAAAGAAATTGCCACATTCTTCTAGACGAACCACCTCTAAACTTTTGTACACCATTCCCCTGAGTAGAAAAAATGACACTTCCATCATCAGCATTATCAAGGGCAAGTACGTCCACATCTAGAGATACCCCATTCAATGACTGTTTAAAATCGTATAAGTCCCACCTATTTCTATCCACATGATAAGCCCAAGCGTAGGACCCATGTGTATTTAGATTTGAATTTGGCTTAAAGATACATAACAACTGTTTGTTAGCAAAATCAAAAACAAGTTTTGATGGATAGCTTTTTCTCTTAGCTCTCCAAGACCAATCTGGGTCACCAGCAATAATAGGTGTACCAATATTTATAGTCTTAGAACCGTCATGTTTAAAAATCATATTCTCGTCCGCCCAAAACATTCCATAATCAGTCACTACAACTGAACTCTCATTAGAACATCCTATGCCTTCAAATATATCTTCGATAACAAGGTTAGATGGGTTAATCCTGTACATAGAACTCTTAGACCAAGCCCATATCTTACCTGCAAAGCCAGCAAGTGCAACGGGTCTCTCTGGAAGAACAGCATAGTCAGAAGACCAGTCAAATATATTAAATTTACCCGGCTTTGACCTAAAAATATAGTTGGGTAGTTTTCCACTTTCCTTGTGCCAACAATCAGTTATGAAAAGAAAACCACTCTGATTAGCCGATACTCCATAATGTATCTGAGTGTCCTGTAACGTCTCTGGCATTCCTGTCAGCTCTTCATAAGAAGCAAACATATCTTTCTTATCGTATATTACCTTAGTCCAATCTGGGTCAGTAAAAGTCCAGTCAGATGACACTAATGGTACAGATTTCACTAATCTATAAAATTCTGGGGCATCTATATCTGATTCGGCACCCATTGACCTATATAACTGAACATGACTTATACGCCTATTCATTACATCTGTGGCATTCTTATGTAATTTTAAAGTTATTTTTGCTCTCCAAGGAAGAGTTGTAGTAGCGGCAGGTTGGGTTACAGTTGTCATCACAGATGATAATGGACTTTCTTGGAATCCATCGTATAAAAAAGATATTCTATACCATAATTTCTCTCCCTTTTCCCATTCGTAGTCTGCGTCCTCTGAAACTTCTGATGTTAACTGATAAGATGCTTCTTTAGTTGTTGTTAAAATTGGAATTGAATAATTAGCAGGTGTCATTCCCATAATATTTAACTCCCCCTTATTGGGAGAAAGTAACTGAAGAGACTCATACGTTGAAGTAATACCATCATCACCACTACCATTTTCAAGAGACCATCGTTTTACTCTTTGCTTTGCGGCAACAGTAGAATAAGCAGGTGTACCAAGGGTTATATCCCAAAATGCTATAGTACCGGGAAGGCTATCAAATATTTTATATGGGGCACTTGACCCACTGGATGAGTCATAAGCAAGACACTGTAGGTTTAAAAACCAACTTCTGCTATAATCCGATACTACAGCGGCATCCGCCCCAGCCACGCCCTCACCTGATGTTACAGGTTTGTTAGATGCCTCATTCTGAGCAGGATACATATGATTGTCCGAAGGAGAAGGGTGCCCGTCTTTTACTTCAAATAAAAACATCCCTCCATTGTAAAGCCCTGTGCCAGCTTCTTCAGGTATTGAAAAATTAGAAGATTCTTCTTCCATTGCTCCTTGAGTAAAACCAGTTGTTCTACTACCTAAAATATAATCTTTTGGCGCATAATAGTTTGTGGGGCTCCCACCAGAGTTTTTAGCTCCTCCACCTATATCTGTACCTTTTCCCCTTATTATATCGTCTCCTGCACCAGTAGAAAAAAGAAGAGGTTCATTAACATTCGCTTTAGTGGTATTAGTATGGTTAGCCATTCGTACTTTACCATAACCAGCAGTAAAAATACTTCTATCAAGTGGGTTTAAAAAGTCAACGTTCTGTAAGTCAACACTTCTTAATATTTGACTCTGGTTATCCTTGGTATAACTAACAAATAAATGTTGTGCTCCTGAAGCACTTTCAGGGTCCATATCAACTAAACGTGCACTTACAAATCCAGATTGATATGCTACTATACTTTCACCAGCTTCGTGCCATTTTACATATGGTTCCAATATAGGAAACTGTAAAGTCTTTTGACCAAATTCCCCAGAAGGACAAAGGTTCGTTTCTTTGCAAAATGTTACCTGTTGTGCTACAGCACCAGCCGCATTACCCGTATTTATTCTATGCGAATGAACAACATATAACTGAGTTTGAGGGTTTTTCATAACAAATGACCAGTGAGTACTCTGGTGACTAGAGTTATCATAACCCGGTCCGTTACCAAATCTACCATCTACTCTTATACCATCTGGAAATGGATTCTCTATTGTGCTACCAGAATGGTTCCCCCATGATACAGCATGATTACCACCTAATGTTTTATTGTGAGAATTATCTACCAGACCATCACCATAAAAATAATATACTTTTGAAGTAGAGCTTCCCCCAGAGTCATCGTCTGTATCATATTCATCTCCAAATCCATTATACTCTCTTCCCATCATGCCTTTAGCAAAACTAGGCACACAAGGATTTTGCGCTGTATGAAAAGAATCTGCAATATTAGGAGAAGGGTCTATTCCATCGAATGTACCACCCAAGTTAAACGTGTCCTGTCCAGTAGTACCAGATGTTCCATCTTCCCATCTCCTCATGTTTAATGCACCAAGTTTATCGTTAGTCCCTCCTAACGCGGCATTGGGAAACTCTTCAGAACTGCTATCTTGTTCCCAGAGTCCAGTAGTCATTACAAATCCCATTACACCACTCTTATTAACATTTACAAATGGTTGTTCGTAAGATTCTAAAACCCCAACCTTACCTTGATTATTAAAGAAGTCTACTTCATTTTGTATTTGAGTATTTAAGGAGTCATAGCTCGCATGAAGTTTATAAGAAGACTGATTACCAAGATTAGGCATATATGAAAGTAGTTTAACGCTACCAGCATCAGTGTCTATGGCTACATTAGTAGAGTAAATATTTGATAACCCACCTAAAAATATTAATGATTGGTCTATTGTACTTTCTGTACAAACAAACCTATTAAGTTCCATGTCTCTGTGTTTAGAAATCCAAATCTTATCATCGTAGTATACGTCATCAAGGAAGATTCCATTAGTGGTATATGTAGAAGTTGACGATTTAGTCTGATTATTTGCATTAGTGGCTGTCCTAGTATTAACAGGGTCATGCCAAGAATTAATACGGATACTAGACCAATAGCAACCTATTAAACTAACATGTGACTCAGGAGCTTCAAGAGAAAAATCTTGCGTAGAGACAAGACTCGTGAAAGCAGATTGTTTTACACCACCACTACTACTCCAAGGATTTCCTTGTGTAGAACCAGATGTACTCGGTGTAAAGGTTGGTGTAAAAATCTTTATCAGCCCATTCCCAACCATATCAAGTATAAAAATACTTCTACCATCTGTAGTAATTGACTGAGAAGATTTTAAACCAGATGATGCTCCATTTATAGTTTTAATAAGTATCCAATTACCCGGTCTTTCAGCTACAGTAGTATAGTCAGCCGACTGCCTGATATTTCTATAATAGAAAATATGTATAACTTTTTTATCTCGCTCTATACCAAATCCCCAATGGTTAGTTTGCCCAGCACCTAAAGTTGCAGTAGTATTGCTACCACCATAGTGGTCATAATGTCTTATAACACACATATCATGTAAGGAATCATAGGCTCCTAATAAATCTACTTCACCATTTTCCCAAGCCACTTCACCAGTATTCTCTTTATTAAACTGAACATGTTGTGGATATCCTGACCACATAGGTGGTGAAGCAGGGTCTGGACCAAAACCCCAATACATTTGCTGTCCATGAGTATCTGTTACTACTTGACCAGTCCGAGATGTCGCTCTACCTAACTTCTTTACTACCCCTCCTGCTGTATTTGCATTTGCATAATAATATACTGACCCATCGCCAGTAGAGCTGTATGCGTAAATATCATAATTATCTGCTCGCTGGATGCAGTCCATATGAGAATAAGATTTATCGTTATAAACATAATTTACCTTTATTATATCCCCTACTTGATATTTACTATCTGAATTATCTACCCTTAATCTTAAGCCGTGAAATGATACTGTTGTATCGACACCTTTTGCGAGAGTTTTTTCTGCTGTCCAATTTGAATTCAGTGTCTTTAATTGAACCTTATTTGTAGTTGTCGAAACACTGGTAAATCTTAGTAGTACTTCTGTGTTACTAGAAAAATCAACGTCCCCACTAATCCCGATTCCGGGTGTAGACGTTTGTAAATCAGCAGAAACAAAGTTGCCTAAACTTGCGGCTAATTGGTTAACTTGTGGTACAGCCATTATGCCCCACTTGTGGTCCCACCACTCTGTGTGGGATTATCTGGTTTAGGTCTTTTACCACCTCCACCGGGATTATGTATCATTCTGATAGGAGAAAAGTTACCCACCAAACCCACTCTCTTAAGCATGAAGAATAAATTATTTACTACTTCTTCACCTCCTCCATTGTGGACTAAAACACTATTGGCAAAATAATTATGCGGAAACTTTTCTGTGTGAAAGTTATATACCTGAGTAAGGTCTTTTTTCCATAAAACATTAGACTTGATGGTTTTAAAAAACCCAACGTCCGTTCTCAATCTATCCCCTTCATTAAAGTTCTCTATCTGAAAATAACGAGCATGTTCTTCGTTCCAATACATATGACTTGCTGTTGCAAGAATAAAATCACCATCATTAAAAGTCACCTTATAAACTTCATATCCGTCTTTCAAGTCAAGGTGTGATAAAAGTTTACCTACCTTGTTAGTAACCATTTTCCCTTTCTTAGTATCCCAAGAATATACTTCTTGTCCTTCTTCTAAATCATGTATGGGCACATCACCATCTGGGGTTGAAACTTTTGTCCACCCTTCAAAACAACTTCCGGGACCACCGGGTGTATCATCATCATCACCACCGCCGGCTGGTTCGTCAGAAGGGTCTTGATGAATAGATATCCCTATATTTACTAATAATTCTTCTCCCAATTCATAAGTATGATTCATTACAGCGTCTGTCTGTGCTTGACCGCTATAAAATATATTATTCCAGTTAGTTCCTGCAAAGCTACCATCAGGTGAAGCCGCCACCAATCGAAGATGTCCATCTATGGCTTGAGAACCGTGCCAATTACTATCAGCAACTGCATTGAATGATATCGTTTTCCATTGATTCCAATAATCAGCATGGGTAGTGGTTGTTGTATTTGTCCAAGATGCTGTTCGAGCAGACCAATTCCACCCATTCTCTTCTTCGTAATCGGGAATACCTGCTTCTATACTTACATTAGAAGTGGGTCTGCTCCTTAATCTAATCTGTATACTGCCAGTATTAGTTGCATCAGCTTCGTCAACTATCATATCGACAAATTTAATATCGAATCCAGTGGGTTCTATAGAACTATGAAAAACATCATAAGTTATAACCTTATCATCCCAATTCACATCTGTAGAAGCCGCTGTAAAAGTTATAGTTCTTTTTATTCTACCCGTGTTTTTGAAATAAGCATTACCAGCTGTAAAAGTAATGTTCTGAGCCGTAGCATAATTAGAGTTAGTAAAGGTTAATGTAGATGCACTAACATTTATGCCCGTTTCTGCTTCGTCAGTTGTGGTTGTGCTAGAACGAATAGTCCATACAACATCACTACCGGGTTGACTAAACATTGAAAGACTGCAATTAGCAGATGTTGTTCCACTCAATACATCCTGATTTTCAACCATGTCAAAACCACTAGGGAGAAGCTCTATTACTTTATTAGATGCCGCACATTCAACGAATGTCTGCTCAGATTGAGTATAAGATGATATAATAAATTTATCATTTTGGATACCCTGTAATCTTCCATCAGACGCATCAGCTCGTAAATTCATACTAAACGATGCGGCATCTTTAGGTATATCTGCACTATCGGGAGTTGTCATTGTCCCGTGCTGAAATAACTTTATTTCATAGAGCTCTCTGGGCATAGTCTACTCCTAACCGCCCCTTTGATAATCCATAAATTGTGAACCCTTATCTTTGAGATAACTTCCCATACGTCCAAATCCCTCTGAAACGTCACCCCATCCTAAGTCACCGCTATTATCTAAGTCAGCCGCTTGAGCTACTTGTTGACCCATTGGTCTCTGAGTGCTTTGGTCCATCTGTTGGTCATACTCTGGAGAAGTTTCTCCTCGAGCAGACTGGAAACGTCTTAAAGCCGATAATGATTTGGGACCAAATATCCCATCAAGCTCACCTTTATAGAGTCCCTTTTCCTTAAGTCCTCTTTGAAGGTTCATTACCTCGTCATTAGAAGCCCTGTTAAAACCACCTTCGTCTCCAATTCCCTTAGAGCCTATGGCTTTTTGCATTGCGTCTATTTGTTGTGAACCAGAGTACTGACCGGGTTCAGGTGCAGATTGGAATTGTTCGTCACCACCAATCCTCATTCTGTCCATACCAGTTCTTGCACCCTGCAACATGTTTTGAAAGAATCCCATTGTATTCTCCTTATCCTGTTATTAGCTCGCCCCACAAGGAGGTTCGCCCGTTTATTATTTGAACAACATGTACAGTAAAAAATCCACCTCTGTAGTAGTCTACTACCGCAAATGCATGCGCCCAATTATGACTTCTATTTCCAAGCCATTTGTTTGATTCATCGCTCATGTTTTTTAAACATCCTATGCTCCAAGCACTCTTACACCCTTCAAGGTGCGTTACAGTTGCCTGTTGTAAATCATGGTGATGACCGTACATCACATTTGCTCCTAATCTTAGAAGATGATTTCTCGTGTGCATAATTCCAGCATAATGATTTCCATGGTAATAATTTAATTTCCCTATCTTTAAAAACTTCCCGTTAGGGTAATACTTATAACCACGTTCCTTAAGCTTCATTGCGTCTGGAAACCTTAAATTATCTAAATAAGGGTTCTCATCAACAAATCGGTTTAACCAATCATCGTGATTGCCTTCTATGAAGTATTTCTCTTTGCAATTTACCTTATCAAGAGCCTCATCTATTGTATCCATCCCCTTATTTACATCTTTCACATCTTTATGTACCCAAGGTAACTGATACTCAAGTGGTGGTCTCTTCTTTTTCTTCCATTGCCAGTGAGAAACTGATTTAAACTCGCCTACGTCACCAAGGTCTATGTAAAAATCAGGCTTCACAATCTCAATACTTTGTATCAAACAGCTGATAGCCTTACTATCATGCAGAGGAAAATGCTTATCTGGGGTCACTATTCCTCTCTTAACTACCCCTTTATCTAATTTGGTTGTTGCTCCCAAAATTCCTCCCACTTATCAAGGTCAACATAGAGCCCTTCTGTCTTTTGAAGATGCTTCTCTGTTGTTCTTTTTGTGAATCGGAGAAGAAATTCATGGCATTCATTGCACTCCCAAAACAAGTCCCCATTGTAAGCCGCAAGAATCTCTACACCAGAGATACTTTCTGTCCCACAGTATGGACATTTGTCAGGTTTAGCATGCCAGAATTTTGTTCCTCTGATATTGAATTTGTCTATTATTGACAATAGTTCCACTCACTTACCCTTAAATACGCCAGACAATAAATCCGTAACAATATCCATCATCTCTTCAAAGAATTTCTGCTCTTTCTCTTCCTTGACAAATGGAATATTAATTTTCTCATTCATCTTAGTTGCTAACATATCAGAGAAATCGTCAGAAGCTAAATGCTTCATAGCTTCGTCCTGCATCTTCTCTGCTTGTTCTTCAGCTATTTTAACTAGCATTCCTTTAATGTCCATATTAGGACTCCTTTATCTTTTTGGTTTTTAAATATAAGTAATAAATCTGTGCTAAAAACATTATACACATTAATATCCCAGAAATAACTTCGGTGTAATATATTGCTCCTAGACTCGTACTGATTGCACTAACTTTTAGACTATCCATATTAATGATTTTTCCCATTTATTCTGCTTAGGCTACCACGTATTTCAGATACTTGGTTGTCTAAATCGTTAATTTCTTTATTCAGAGCATCAAATTTCCTGTCTAATTTATCATCACTAGCATTCCATCTGCCAATTAATTTAATAATCATACCTTCCATATTCTCAAGAGTCTCACTCTGACCTTTGTTCTCAATTTTTAAAGCTTCTAATGTTTCTTGCTGACTTGAAGCTTTGTTCGACATCTGAACTACTAGATAAACAAACATTGCTCCCACAACCCCTATCATCCCAGCTTCTCCGTAAACTGCTATAAAGTCCATTATTTCTTTTTCCGCTTTCCCCAACTAAGAGGATTAATGTTGAATTCTTTCTCATAGAAGTTTACCTTCTCTTCTAATTGCTCTCTCTGTAGAGTTTCTTCCACGATGTGTTTACCAAGGAGGTCCCCGATTTTAACATCAGCCGTAACCATCGCTTCCTCAAGGTTTCCCAATCTACTTTCAATACGCCAATAACCATAAACGAGCATACCAGTAAGCACAAGTAACTGACCCAACCATTTAAGGTTAATAGAAACAATAGCATTGTCATCAACCACAGTCCCCCTATAACTTCTAGCAGTTTTGGGATTATCACTCATCTCACCTCTAGGTCTCTAAATTCTCAACATAACTAACCCAAGATGCTTTTAATTCATCTGTCCAAGCTAGATTGGCTATATCTTGAACTTCGGTTGATTCACCCGATACATCTGCATCTGGAGTTAAAACTTTTCTATGTAGTGAACGAGATAACTCTGTCCAGCCACTTGCATTAGTACCTTCGGAAAGAACTGTTGCTTCTCTTATTCCTATTTTCTTAAAGTCACCAACAACTTCAATTTTATCTATTATTGTTTCTTTTTTAAGTGCCATAATTTTGTACTTCCTTTATTGGTCTGTTTCGTATTGTATTGAAAAATATATGTCATCTGTTGTGCCTGAAGTAAGGTCAGCCGTAGATACTTTAGACCATTCATATGCAGAAGCTGTTTCAAAGAAATATAAGATTTCAGATGTATTTACATACGGAGAGACATTTCCAGCTTTGCTATTCCAAGAAATCCATTTTAACATACAATCACCACCAACTGCA